GAATACAACCCTCTGTAGGGCAAGTACCATTTTCATTTAAGGTGGCCCAACAATATTCACAAAAACGCATTACAGGTACATTGCTTTTGATTTCTTCCATTATTTCACCGCCTTAATTTTAGCAACCATTTCAGCTTGTAAAGTTTTATATTGTGCTTGCAAATCACTAATATCTGCATTAGCTAATCGTCTACGCAATACTGCTTTATCAAGTGCATCAAATCGTTTATCATAGTAATTTTTAATTTCTGCAATTTGTTCAGCCTTAGTTGGTTCTTTTGGTTGTGGAATTATAAACTCACCATTTACATAAAGCTTGCCAGCCATAAATTCATCTAGCATACTATCGCCGTCTGCGGAGTAGATATAATCTGCAGCATCCGGCCACTCTTTTTTAGCATGATCTAGTAATTCATCTTTGCTAATCATGTTATCAACAAAGGATGTAATGCGTTCACCCATTTCGTTTAATACAAATACATATTGGTTCATGTGTTTTCTCCTCCCCTTATGCCATTCCTAATGCAAACCAGTAATATGATGCTGCATATCTATCATTTGCAGTAAATACCGCTTTTGCATTGCTGCTTTCATTAACAGCGGTTGCAAAATATCTCGGTGTATCAGAACCGCCCCAATACGCATCAATAGCACTAGCCATGAATAAAGTAGTAAATCTAATTGGGAAAATTACTTCTGTCTTAGTTACGTTGTCTTGTCCGCCAATTCCCCATTGGATAGCAAACCCATTAGCAAATTTTACATATCCGCTATTGTTAGTTAGTTTAGATGCTATAATAGCACCTTGCCCTAATAGACTTTTTAGCGTTGATAAATTAAGCACTTTATTAGTATCACTATCATTGTAATTAGAGGTGATAAACTCAATTATTTTAGATGTATTATCACCTTTAATGAATGACATACCAGCATTAGTTTTGTTTACATCTTTGAAATAGCCACCAGATGTAATTGAAACATATCTATCCAATTCGCCTTTAGTAACAAATGTACTATCAGACATATTCACAGTAATATTTTTGGCATTACCAATTACTGTTCTAATCTTATAAATTTCGCTATCAATAGGTGTAGTCTTATCTGGAACATATCCTACATTATTGCCACCATTTGTATAGCTATATAGCATTTCTGTTTTGCCATCAACCTTTGCATATAGCCCTACTTCACGTGGGAAGAAGCCTACATTTAAAGTGTTGTTGGATAATGTTGCTGTAATTAGATATTGGCCGTTACCCTCATTTACACCACTTGTTACTGGCAATTCCATTTTAGGAGAAATCACAGATGTCATATCATTAAAGTTTCTACCTGTAGCATCTCCATCACCTACAACTACACGTGTAAATATTAAATTTTTACGTGTGGCAACACTTTCAGCAATCATTGCCAAACCATTTTTAGTTACCACGTTCTGTGGATATTGACTAGGCATTATTTACCCCCTTAACAATTAATATGATTAATTACATTAGCTTTAGTGATATACACACCAGCCACTATAGATGCATCTTCTAGCGTTGAATTAAATCCAACCATAGGATTGATAGTTGTTGTTTCAAACGTAGTAACAATGCTACCAGCATATAATTCAGCATCAACGCTATGCACATCATTAATACTTAATCCAATATGTGATGGTTTTACTACTGTTAAGTTGCTTCTTATTTGTGGTATAGCGTACACAAAGGATGAGTTATTAAACTCTAACTTCAATACTCCATCCTCAAACTGTACATCTACATCATCTAATACGAATGTCTTAACGATTGCCCTAATTCTATCTAGTGTACACTTGCCATTGTTGTTCCATAGCATTTGCACAATGGCTCTGCGTTGTTCAATTGAGCCATCACCTTTGATACCTAAATCTTTTTCGTAAACCTTTAAGCCACGTTCACCTACCGCATCAAAGAAGCCATTATCTAGTAGCACATCTAGTAGTTCATCTATATCTTGCAACTGCAATCCTGCAGCTTGATATAGTTCACGAACCCATGGATCATTACGATACATCTTATTAATGGCTCTTAGTGCGTATTCTTTAAAATCAGTATTAGTCATTTAAAGCCACGCTAACTGTACCTAATACGGCAACTTGTTCATTTGTTAGATTAATTTTAGTTGTCTGTCCATTTACAGTTACGCTTTCATAATCAGTAACACCAGCATTATCAATGATAATGTTACTAATCTGTGCGACCGATACATAGTTTTGTTTAAAGGCTATCTTCTTTAGGTAAGCGGTTACTGCTTCGGTAATATCATTTGTAATAGTGGATTTAGTAGCCGTTGTAGTGTGTTGTACACCTCTAGCATCAATATTGATTGGCACTTCTGTAGCACTAACTACAGTACAATGTGCACCAATTGGTGCTTGACCTTCACCAATACCTTTGCTCTCTGGGTCTATGTAATCTTGTACACGCTTAACTAAATCGGTACTAGCAGCCTTTCTATCGGAATTAATAACAATCACTTTAACAGTATTGTTGCCATTCCATAGGCCTATTACATTAGCTTCGCCTACACCTTCGACCTCTTTGGCCCATTGTTTGTAGTGGTAATCGTTACCGCTCGTAGCTGGTTCTCTTAACTCTTCATAGTAGCGTTCACGCAAATCATCGTCTGCTTCCTCATTTTCGCCACCCTTTGCAGCATCATCATTAATAACTGCATTGATACCAGCAATAGTAATAGGCATTTGCGTTATTGTACCTTTAGGAACATTACCAACCGCACCAGCTTTAGTGCATCTTATTTTAATGATAGAGTTATTTACTACATCCTTGTTTTCTAGCGACTCATACTGAATACCGCTTTCACTTTCAAATAAATCGCCCTCATGAATAGTGCCGTTACCATCTACAATACGTAGGTTACATACCGCCTTAGTTGCTAACTTTCGTTGCGTTCCTTTACGTTGGAATACTACCCTTGTTAGTTCATCACCTGTTAAGTTATCCACGTTTTGTTTGCGTTCAATTTCTTCCGCCTTCTTCCACAGTTCAAGTAAAGCAAATGCTTCACCTCTTGTTATGTCATACGTTGGAAAGCCTTCCGTTTTCTGATACGCATCATCAATGTTTTCAAGCATCGTATTATGGATGCTATCAACACTATAATTCGAATTCATGTTCTATCTTCACCTCTTCCCCTGTATTAGTAACTACTGTGAAATAAAAAATACCAGCGTTGAATTGCCAATCTTTGACAACTACAACACATGGTACTTTGTTCATGATACCTTCTGTTATTCTTCTTTTTATTTCAGATACTTTATATGCTCGTGGCAATCTGTACCCTAATAGCTTAGTTAGATCTAACCCAAAGCTATCACTATAGATTAAGTATTTCTTCATTTCAGTTCGAATAAATAACTCAATCCATTGTTTAATTGCTTCAATCTGCGTATCTTCTACGTTGCGACCATCTTCAAACACAAAGCGATGTGTCTTGTAATCGAATTTAAATGACCGCCCCACCTTATGTTGTGAGTTCGTAGCCGTTGCAGTTGATTGAATGGAATTGGTGAAGTTGTAATCTGTAGGAAACATCATACCCCCTCTTTCACAATATCAACGATAAAGAAATGTTGCTCGTTTTCATCTGGTATAACAAGCACTTTATCGCCAGCTTTCCATAATTCATCCAGTACTATCTTACCTTCGCCCTGTGCATCGTAATCAGATTTAGGCCCAGCTGGACACCCTTTATGTGTCATTTTTCCACTATGTCTATAAGAGTAGGTAGTGATATGGTGAATTAACTGAAAGCATACATATCCATTAGATGCATCTATCATAAACTTCCCATCTTTGATAGCTACCTTCCATGGCGAAGTACTGATAACCTCTCCAAGGCAAGCACCTATCCGTATAGGGTTGGTTCTATCTTTAAACATAGAAGCCATCTGACTGTGCCATTCTTCCATATGTACCCCCTTATGACATTCTAATTACTTTAGATGGTGCTTCGTTTGTGTGCCATGCGTTATTAGCATCTGAATAGAATTTAGCGTGTCCTTCGCTACTACTGTTACCAAAACCACCGCCAGCACCATCAGAGATAATAACGTGTTGATTATTACCATATACCAAGATATCACCTTTTTTAGCGTAGCCATCAAAGGCTTCCACCTTATAACCAGCACTTTGTGCATTATTAACTAATGTATCTACATTAGCAGTACCTATATCCGCCTGTTGCTTTAAGAATGGACTGTAATATGAACCAGCTTTAACCGCCACATCTACGCATCCATTATCACGATATACGCTTTGATATCCGTTGAGTGCGTTCATACCAGCATCAACTTGTGTTGCATTAGCAGTACTATTTGTAGCATTAGGTGTAACAGTTGTAGTAGTACTTGTAGCATACTTACTTGTATCAAGTTCTTTAGTTACACGTTTTAGATCTAATGTCATAGTATGATTAACTCCATAATTATGTTTGCAATTTTCTACTATGAATTTATCATGTATGTCTACTGTGTAATCATCAATTATAATAATGCGACCACTCCTTACTTTATCATCACCTAATAATGTTAGGTTTAACTTTTCAGCTACCTTATTAGTATCTTGAATAGTCTTTTTAGCAATTTGAGCAGTCTGTGCTTGTTTCTTATTATCAACCTTTACTATCTTCTTAATTAAGCCATATTTCTTGATGCTTTCATCATCTTGGATAGTTGACTTAACAGATGTACTCTTTTCCTTTTGAGATATGGCTACGATGCTATTACGCATATCTTCCATGCTTAAATCTCTTGAGTAATTGTTGATAGGTTGAGTGATAACCTTATCAAGCACTAAATCCTTGTAGTCCTCAACGTGTATCTTGCCATCTCTGTATTCTAAGCGGTATTTATAGCCAGTTTCTTCCGTGGCTTGCTTGATAATATCCTTGATAACATCAGATACTGTTTCACCTTGATATATCTTTTTGATACTAGTCTTAATATCGGCTACATTACCCAAAGGCACATTGTTTTCACTACATACCTTTTTGATAGCTTCAAGGCCACTAACACCATTGAATTGAATTTCTATCTCTGACTTATTGAGATAGAAGCAGTAGTCAAAGCAAGTATAACTATATTTGTTAGCACCGCTTTGTTTTTCTGCTACCACAATACCTTGAAATACTACTTGCTCTTGTTGTTCTTCGTTCAGTTGCGTTGTAGCACTCTTGTTATTGTTGCTTAATTGGTTACTAAACTCAATCTTGCCACCAATCGCAAGCCGTGTGCCCATAAGGTTAAAATCAAAAGGGTTATCTGCTAAATCAAAGGTAAATTCTTGACCTAATGTATCAATACCATCTGACCTTTGATAGTTATTAGTATAGGCGGTAATTTCACGTGTTTCAGTAACATCTTTACCATCTTTACCTTTGGTTGTGTTCGTATACTGTAACTTCATTTTTTAACCGCCTTACTATCAGTAGTCTTTGTATCTGTAGCCTTATTTTCGCCACCAGTAGAAGATTGAGCCGTAGTTGATGTATTAGTATATACGTACTCTTCAATACCTATTGTGGCTTTAATATCGCCAATTTTGTCATATGTGTATGATAGATCATTAATGACACATGGCATATTAAGGATTTCATTACCATCAGATTGAATGATGCATATCCGCATCACGGCTTTCATCTGCCGTTGTGCTTGAAAGAATTGTAAACATTGCAAGCCGTCTGTACCATTACCACGAATAAAAGAATAATCCTTATTCACAGGTAATAGGATATTATCTAGGCTTAGTGTTCGTAACCCTAAAGGCCCTATAAGTTTAATATCACCTCTAAGACCATTAAATGTTTCGTTTGTTTGTGGTTCACTAATCGTAGGTAAAGGGTTAGGTACTACAGGTAATGTAATGTATTCATCCGTCAATTCAGAATGAAATACAATATCTGTAGTTGGTTTTCGTTCGGCATAATCTAAAATCTTACCGACTAAACCATGTGAAATCTTATCTGCAAACTTAGTAGCACGTGTTACGGCTAACTTTTGCAAGTCCGCTTGTTTCGTCATTAAGCGTTGTTTCATTACGCTTTTAGCGTTGTCTTGAAAGCTCATTTCACACCCCCTACATATTACCCATAGCTAACATCACTTTATCTGTTACATGACGGCCACACGCATCCATGAAATCTTCATTGCCAATCACGTTACCTTGTACTGTTACATTTACTGTTACATTACCACGGCCACTTGCTAATTGTTTCATGCTTTCATCGTGTGGAATGACTTGTGAACCATTAGGTAGATTGATAATTTCGCCACGTTGATTTTCGTTGACATATGTCGCTCCACCTTTCCAGTACTCTGTACCAGTTGCATTATGTTCACCAGTTACACGGCCTATGGTATTGTTGTATAACCAAGAACCGCCCTCTTTGATAGCATCAATCTTTTCGCCAGCCCATTGCAATTTATCTTGTACCCATCCAAGCACATCCTGTGCAATAGATTTGATAATTCCAAAGTAACCATTAAAGATTTGGACTAACCCACTAAAGGCCATATCCCAGTTACCAGTAAATACACCAACAAGAAAATCAATAATACCATTGAAGATTTGCATTACACCATCAAGTATAGGGCTCATGATTTCCATAAATCGGTTATAGATAGGTGTAACAACCTCTATAACACCATTTACAAATTCCGTACATCCACTTACTAAGCTATCCCATAATTCACTAGCATAGCTTGAAATAGCATCCCATACTCCTATTGCTACCTCTTTTACTGTATCCCAGTTATAGATCAATAACGCAATAGCAGCTATCACGGCATATATTGCAAACACCATAGGATTTGCAATCATTAGCATATTCAATACTCTTACAATTTTTACTACAGTCATAAAACCACTGAATATAGATAACAATATAGGTAAGATGCTGGATATTACATTAAATGCAACGAACCCAGCTACAACTACTTTAAGAACAGGCACTAAGAACCCAAGATTGTCAACACACCACTTAATAACACTACCAACAGTAGCTAGAACACTTTTAACTACGTTCATACCCTCTGTTAGATTTGTTTTGATGGTTTCCTTATTCTCTGTAATTACCTGTGCTATCCATGTAAATGCACCGCTAAATGTATTGAATATATCTTGAATGACTGGTGCAACTATAGGCATGATAGTACTTACCATATCAATAAAGGCTTTTTGCATAGGCAATAGGCCTTTACCAATCGTAGCCATTAATGCTGCCTGTTGGTTTTTCATCCGTTTTAGTTGTCCATCTGGTGTATTAGCTAGTATTTCATTCTGTTTAGAGAATGTACCATTAACGATTTCATTAATAGTAGCTAATCGTTCGGCTTCTGTGCCATTCTTGATGATTAGCTTTTGTGCTTCTGTTAAAGGTATCTTCATCTTAGTCAAGCCAGCTACATCACCATTGAACGCTCTACCGATTGCCTGTGATGCTAACTGTGCATCTTCTGCAGTAGCATTAATACCAAATTTACCAGCAACAAGATTTGTTAAGGCTTCTGATAAATCATTCACCTTATCAACAGGAACATTCCATTTATTTAACTCTTGATAACCAGCACGAATAGTACCAGCAGAGATAACCCCTACTTGCCCCCATTTAGATGCATACTCATTCAACTGCTTTTGTGCAGCATCTAGCGACTGTGCTGATTTATCATACAAGGAATTGTTATTAGCCAAGCTATTACGCAATAATGTTTGAGATAACTCTGCACTTTTTGCTACATCAAGTGCCTTTTTACCATAATCAACAATAGCACCAACACTAGCGAACGCACCCAAACCTGACATAGCTAATCCCATCTTACCGATGCTACCAGCAATGCCTAAGAATTTGTTATTAATTCCGTTACCAAAATTACTTAACTTATTCTTCATGGCTACCATCTTGCGTTCTGTGTCTTTCGCACTATCCCCAGCCTTTTTCATAGGTGCAGTAAATTGATCTTTAAGACTAAGTAATACGTTAATACTTTTAGCCATTATTGCCCCTTTCTAAATCTTCCATATCCAATTCAAAGCACGCACAATAGAACGTGCGTTCTAATGGATCTAATGCAAGCAACGAGGATAATGTATGGCCTTTTTGCATATAATAGCGGAACATTGTCAGTTCCCTGTCCGCCATTACGGCTTTTTTATTTCATCGACTGGATTTGCGATACCATACATTTCTAAAATGCTTTCACCCAACGTGGTAATATCTTCCACGCTATCGTTTAGCACTTTATAAACTACATCTGTAGGTTCTGCACATTCATATTTAGCTTGCAATTCTTTATTTTTAAACAAAGGAACACATGCATAGATGAGTTGTGCCATTGCATCCATTACCACAGATAAAGATGCATCTGCTTTGATTTCATCCATAATACGCAATACAGTCGGTAGTGGTTGATGAATTACAGTTAGTTCTCCACCTAATCCTTTAACATATACATCTTTGGATTGAAAACCCTCGCTCATGGTTCTATTTAGCAAATCTTCTAGTTGTACTTTAGCCATTATATTATCCTCCTAATGAAAAAATAAAAGGCGGTACACTCGCACCGCCTTATTAAAATTAAAGAATATAGTCTAGGTAGTTATAATCAGCAAATTTGAATGGATAGCTTTCCTCTTGCACTTTCTTATTTTCAAATGCATGTGTCAATTCATCTAATGTAACCCCTGTTAATTCAATACGTTCAGCACCGTTTACATCTGGATCAGTTACTTTAGATACAATCTTAATGTCTGGAACACTACCATTTTTAATTTTGCCTGCAATTTTTTGTGCAACTCGGCTATCAATTTTGTGAAGTACTAGCGTGCCAGCACCTTCAAAACCTACCAAGCGTTGATGAACTCCCATTTCTCCGTTAATGTCTACAGCTTCATATTTAAGAGAAATCTTAGCTTCAAAGCTTTTAACATTAGCAAATAGTTCACCGTCAATCCATACTTTACCAAACTGACCACGCAAAATTTGATTATGAATTTCTTTATTGGCCATAATTTACCCCCTATTCCATTGTGATTTGGAAGGATAAATCTTCCATTGCATCAAGAATTTTAATTTTAGCAGCAAGGTATACTGTAGATTTGAAAGACATTTTTTTAACCTTATCTTCATCCCAGTCCTCTGCTTCTGTTTTACCTACAGATAGCCATGCTTGACGTTGATTTTCAACATCAACATAAGCATGATTATCATACTCTGGATCTAATACTTCGCCATTAACTACTTTAGTTAAAGATTTGAAGTAAGAGTTTACAGAAGAAATAAATAGATATTGGTTATCCAAGTGGTTTTTATATTTGCCCACGTAGTATTTCTTAAACGTGGAATATAAATCTTCAAGAATTAGGTCCATGCTTTCGACAATAATAATCTTGCGCATGTCCTCTGTGTCTGTTGATGTGAATGTAGTCAATGTATTAACCCCACGGCCTACACGTACTACATTATCCTCATCATCATTTATGAGGAGCAGCCACCCCTCATCTGTCCACTTATTTACATCTTTTTCACTTGTAATGTAGGAATTATCTACATAATCCAAATCTTCTAATTCATAGTAGGTAATACTTCTATTCATTGGCAAATTAGCCAAAATTGCTGTAATTCGTGGTAAATAATCTGTCATTTTTACATTAGTGCCTGCTTCCGCATCAGCTTCATGTACATATTGACCTTTCATATTTACTACATGCTTATCATCAGCAACTGTAACATTTGCTACTACGCATTTAACTTTGCGCCCTTTAGAAATGACATTACGGCTTTTAGTGTAAGATACTAAATCTGTTTGCCATTCTGCTGCAGGAGTACATGCCCAGTTGTATTTAATTCTATCTAAGATTGGTTTTACATCTGTAAATGCAGTTGTTTTTGTTGGTACATGTAATACCACTACTTTATTTACATTTGTATAGAAACAGCGCTTTAACAATTTAATAGTTTCAGCATTATATTTTTTATCAGTAATATCCGCTTCAAACTTAAAAACATCATAGCCTGCTGTTGTTTGTTTATCATCCTTAACAATGATCACCGCTGTGCCACGTTCAGAACGAAGCACTGCAGACACTGCCTTTTGAATAAAGACAATATCAATATTTGGTAAGCCAATTGCCATGTTTTACCTCTTTCTGCTTAACAAAAAAGCACCCACAACTGTGGATGCTATATATCTTCTGTGGACTTTTGTAATTGTCCATTGACTGCCAACTCTTCCATGTATGGTTTTTCTTCTTCTGGTCTGTTTTGATAAATTGTAATATCAAAGTTAGTAATATAGGACATATCTGCTTTATTAATAGTTTCTACTATTTCATCTGCGGTAATGCTATAACCTTCAACTACTTGTATAGGATTTGCCAATAATTCACGCAAGCTTTCACGTGCTTTCAATAAATTTAGGTATCCTATTTCACGTTTCTCATTGAAATAATAAATGTAGATATTTAAAGTGTCCCCTCTAAGAATAGTCCCTATATCCTCATTTTTAAAATCTACTACTTCAATGAAAAATGAAGGTCTATCAAATCCCTCTGATATATCCCTATCATTAACATCACATCCCAGTAGTTCCCTGCATCTTACTGTTAGCGCTTTAACAATGTCTACTGCTGTAACCACTATCAACCTAGCCCCTTTTCATCTAGCATTTTATCTACGAACTCTTCCGCCATAGATTGATATTCAGACGGAAATGCCTTGGCCGTTTTACCCATGATATTTTTACCCCTTACAAATGCTTCCCCTGTATTTCCAACTATAAGCTTAGGTTTCCCTTGTGCTTTATGTCCAAGCATTACATGGCCATGTTCAACAAGCCATGCATGAGGTGCGGTATTTTTTACACGGACTTGCCACTCATCCTTGCCATATTTATATGCTCTATCACGTTTAAGGCCTTTTACAAGGTTCTTTGTGCCTTGTGTAGTACTTCTTTTATAGTTATTTCTGGCATTAGCTTTTAGCTTATTGCCAGCACGTTGTAAGAAGTTTTTGGTATCCTTTGGGAAGTCTTTATTTGCTAATTCCAATAATTCTTCCGTAAATTCGCTTAGGCCTTCCGTTTCAATATCAACACTCATTAGATTACTACCTCTGTAAATATCTCTAACCGTTCTTTATTAAGATACGGATCCATAACATATAAGATATTATACTTTTGACCTTCAATGATAAGCCACATATCTGGCTCAATATCATTTCTGTATCTGCAAATAATCTTATGTGTGGTTCTAGCTAATGTGGTTTCAGCTGTTCTACCGCTTAATAGTCCACCTGTTTGTGGAATTACCCCACAAAACATGTTACCTAAAACAGTATCCACTATTGGATATTGTCCCAGTTCGTTCATTACATCAGATTTTCTATTAGCATGTATTTCTGCTTCATGCTGCAGAAGTGTGCTTAGCCTACCTTTTCTGTACATATTGGTACCCCTCCATTAAATTCATAGAGTACTTATCCAATATAGCTTGCGTGGTAGGATTAATAATTGCATTTTCTACTGCGGTATATGTTCGATTGTCATAAAACTCTCCACATAATGCCATTACTGCCATTGCCATATCATCATATTCATCTAGTGCTTCTTTTGATAAGCCTGTATATGTAGCACAATATTCAACTGCAGCAGGTAGCACCATATCAAGAATAGGCTTACTTGCAGTGGTTACTTCCACACGTATATAGTTAGCTACAATTTCTATTGTCAGTTCACTAACTTTCATTATTTAATCCTCTGTATCTACCGCATCAGCTTCTTTTGCTTTGGCTCTCGTCTGTTTTACAGGTTCAATATATCCTGCTTGTAGCAAATCATTGGAAATCTCTTTATCTGTAATTTCAACGATGCTACCAAGTGGGGCAGATACTACCCCACTATAACCAACTAACACCTTGTACTTCATGACTATTAAGCCATTGCTAATGTAGCAATACGTTGTTCGTCAACAATTTTGCCGTCAACTTCAACATAACCAGCTACACCAACTGCGTATTGAGTATAGAAGCGTTCTTGTAATACAGAAATTTCAGAGTTTTCACCGCTGATTTTTGTAGCATAGCCTTTAAGGTCTGCATAGATTGCAACTTTAGCTTTAGTAGCAATTTTAGGCATATTGTCAGACTCGTAAACAGGACGGCCTAACAATGTGTAGCCATAACCATTTGTAAGGTCTTTATTAAGCAAGTATTCGCCTTGTGTGTTTTTCAATTTAGCACACGCTTTGAATGTTTCAGGGTTCATGATGAATACACCATTACCACGATATGCTTGAGGTACTTTGAATTGAAGTTCAATCAAGTCATCTGCAGTGATTGCAGTTGCACTACCAGCAGTTACTACATTCTTAGCTTGCAATAAACCTTGAATTTTAGCAGTACCATTAATCATTTCATTTTCTAAGAACACTACAATAGCTTCTGCTACTTTAGTTACAACGTAGTTTACAATGTCAAAGCCAGCGTTATTGATTAAGGATTTAGATACTTTAGTCAATACACCTACTACATTGCCTTTTAATGTAACGGATTTGAATTTACCGCTAGTGCTTTCAAGTTCTTGGAACTCACCAACATATGCACAAGTAGTTTTAGATGTACTTTCATCTTCAACTGCAAATACCAAATCACCTTTTACATCATAGAAATCAGAGTTTTCAATGATTGGTGCAATGCGTTTAACAGTACCAATGATACGTTCTGCAATTGTGGATGGGATTACTACCCCATTATCGCCTTTAGTAAGGTTTACATCTGCACGAGTTTCTGTATCGGCAAATGTAGTTTCACCACTACGCAAGAAGTTAGCAAATGCACGTTCTTCTGCCATTGCCATTGCTTTTGCATCAGTTTTAGCTGGTGCTTCATCATCAGATACAGACATCATGGAGCGTTCTTCTTTTGCAAGTTTCAATGTTTTGTCAATATCTGCTACTTCTTTTTGTAGACCTTCGAATTTTGTTGTTTCTTCTTCATTAAGGGCACGAGTTTCTTCATCTGCCACCTTAACAAGGTTGTTCATTTCTTCAACCAAACCATTACGTTTTTCAATAAGTTTTTTAAAATTCATGCTATCCTCTTTTCTTTGCATTAAAAAAGCACCCACATATGGTGGATGCTAAGCATTAAGTTCTTTTAAAATGTCATGATATTTCTGATTGCTGGTTTCTTCTGTATCATCAGACTTACGTTCTTCAATATCATATTCCAATGCACCAGTTGCAGTTTCGTTAAATCTACATTCAAGTAAATCTTCACCTTCATCTGCTCGTACATTGATAGATGTTGCAATATATGCTGGGTTCACAGATAAAATACTAACTTCACTTACATCAATAGCTTTAAGCGTGCGGACTTCTGGCATATTTTCCTGTTTATCCCACGCATCTTCTAGTTTTCTAAAACCAAAAGACCAGCCTTTAAGTTGTCTATTTTCTGCAAGTTGTACCACTTCCGCATCAGATACAATAGCTTTTGCGTATAAGCCAATGCTATCTTCTCTTAATTCAAGTGAGCCGTCTTGTTGGTCTCCCAATTTTCTGCGGTGGTTGAAGCGTAACTCTACATTGTTATTGCGTTGTAATGCAGAATTGAACGCACCACTTTGTACTTTTTCTAAAAAATTACCCCTTACATCACGAATAGGTTTACTTAAACGTTCTGTAACATTTACATAACCCTCAATCGTAACTGCACCATTACGGACTTCAATTTTCATCATTCTCACCCCCTTTCACAGATTTTAGTGTAGTTAAATCACCAAGTACACCAGTATTTGGTGTGTACACTTTCTTCGTTTGTGGATAATAGAATACGTTCGCAAGGTTCATACTTACGAAATCGATACCCATAGGGGATAAGTCCTCACGTTGACGAATTTCATCAACGTTAATCCAGTTGCTATCCAATGCAGTCTTATATGCATTGAATCGTGTAAGCATATCTGCTTTTAATAGATCATTCATATCTAAGCTAAAATACAGATTACCTTTTTCAGTTTCAAGCAACATCGAACGATTGATAGCTTCAACAAAGCAATTCACGATTGGCATAATCGTAGTTTTAACAAATATATTAAATGCTTTCTCATCTGTAAATGTTTTGTCAGTAAAACCAAACAATTTATAAATTAAATCAGCGTTTGTCTGCTTACTTTCGTTAAGTTGGTTTTCTACGGCAGTACTATCAGCACTTTCAAACGTAATACCCTTATTAAGTACAATTACATCGCTAGTACCAAGTTTAGCCGTCATCATTCGCCATGCTTTTTTGAGTGCTTCAAGTGCTTTTACTGTCAATCTCCCCTCAGATTTAAGGAAGCCTTTACGAACACCCTTACTGATTACACCATTTTCATATACAAGTGCATTGTACATACTAGAAATTTGTGTAGCGTTATCGTCTAATAACCCTCTACCATGCACACCATCGTTGCTATTTCTAACAGCACGCATGATATTAAAGTTATCATAGTAACTCCCATCTACTAAGAATAGTACAGTCCTATCAATTAGCTTGCCGTTATCTAGCACGCTTACACGATATTTAGGCAAGTATTGTAACGATGTAGCACTGTTACCATCTTTACCAATGTAACAATAACAAGCACCTTCCATAATTAGATCATTAATCATGGCTTGCTTTGTTTCAAACGCACCTAGTGTTGAATTTGTTTCAATGTTCAATAGCTTTGTACGTTCATCATCTGTGATTTCTGTAATAGTATTACCATCTCGTCTATATAACTTGATAGGAATACCAGCAATAATACCACTAATTAAAAACAACGCACTTGCTACCGCTGGCACGCTTAACGCTTGCTTGCGTGTTACATTTGTTGATGCATCAAAGCTAGGAAGCCCTAAGTCCACATCATCAGCCGTATCAATGAATGAGTTTTCGCTTACTACCGCTTCTTCTCTTACCTCTAAACCAAAGATATTTTTAATTAATCCCAATATTTCACCCCCTTTCTACATTTGCACTACCCAATCAAGGGTACTATTAAGCATATAATTTTGATGTAATAGATACATCGCATTGATACCAGCTACTACCATATCAACCTTTCCACGTGATTTTTTCTTGTTTACATACCTATTCATGTTAGTATCGTACACGCATCGTGAGTTTTCAAAGTTGATTTCTAGTAATTTGTTACCTTTTTCATAAACAAGATTGCCATCAGCTACCAATTCTGCAAGCCACTTAGTAGCTGGATGTAACACACTAGAATGTTGTTTGATTTCTACCATCGTATATCCAGCATCCTCTAGCTTCTGTGCAGTTGATAAGGCATTATACCTATCATAGCCAATACCCATTACAGTAACCCCATATTTAGCTTCTATTTGCATTATGTAGCGCTCAATAGCACCATAATCTACAGTACGATTACCACACGCTAGGCAGTAACCAGCGTTGATAAAATCACGATATGGAATACGTTCCAGTTTTGATTTCTCATCTATCCTATCTTCTGGTACAAAGGCTACCGCATCAAGATAAACCTTTTCTGTTTCTTCATCAAAGGCAACCATAGATACGGCACAGTTGTCTGTAGTCATAGCCAAGTCAACACCGAGGAACACTTCACGGCCACTCCAATCGATATGATCTATAGCACCTTTCTGTAAATCGGCTACGTTTACAAAACTTTCACTACCAGCACCGCTATAAATGATATTGCA